TAATAATAACCAGTGTCGATTTGCAAGTCACGCACGAGGGCATCTTCAAACCAGGCAGCAGGTTTGATGGTGGTTGCAGTTTTGCTAAACCAGTGTGAGTTGATTGCAAGAGTCAACCATTTACCTAGTTCTGCCCAAGTACGAGATCGCAACTGTTGCTCGGTGTTAGCTGTCACAATAATTGTGCTACCAAGGCGGGTGGAAAGCATCCATAATATAATCCATGCTACCAAAGCAGACTTACCAATACCTCGACCAGAGGCAACGGCAAGTCTAAACATTTCAGGTATCTTGACAGTGCGGTTTCTTTCTATTTGAACGGCAATATCACGCAAAATTTTTTCTTGCCACTCCCTTGGACCATCAAAGTGCTCAAGGGGGGTGTTTTCTTTACCCCAAGGAAATACAAATTTTACAAAATTTACTGGGTCATCTTTGATATTGATAGACCAGATGGAGGTCATTAAATCTTTTTCTTCTTTTGCGGAATATTTCATAAAAATTTTATTTCATCATTTATATATATACACCTACCCACGGGGGCATTGACAGGGGGGTACTTTTGCAAGTGGCATGCCTGTCAATGATGCGAAGCTTGAAAATACACAGTTGGGAAGGGCTTCACTCATGCCTTATTTTTTGTTGTGTGCAATTCCTTCTTTAGGAGTTGCTCCTTTTTATTACTTGGTTGCTCAATGGTGCCCTCGATAATTCTTGTATTTGCCTCTGCGAGTATATGGCCCAGGTTTAAATTGTGTTCGGTTTGGATTCTGTCAGCCCAGTTGTCCGCATCTCTATTTTTTAAAAAGAATATGGCCGAGGTTTCTTTGCCTTCCATAGCGTTCTCGTACAGTTTATTTGCGACTGATGCGACAGCAGTTGCTCTGCCCTTTTTTAAAGCGTGTTCAAATTGCTCAGAACGCTTCTTAACCCTTGTAATCGTTGACAAACTGCAGCCGAGTAAAGTTGCGATTTGTCGTTCGCCCAATCCAGATCCGGCCCATTTTTCGACATTTTTTATATCTTCTTCGGTGAATTTAATTAACTTTCTTCCTATTTTTGCAGCCATAATAACCAAGTATTAACAGGGATTTTAACTTATTTGAGTAAAAAAAGTGGTTTTTTTTCTTTGTAAGTGTTGATTAGTGTAAAAAAGTGTATATCATTGTATATGTAATTCATAAATACCCTATGGGAAGGAGACAAAATGAAAGTTACAAACATGACAAGTACAAGAGGAAACAAAGTTCCTAATCAGTTTTTAATAACAGATAATGGAGTTGAGTATTTTCAAAGCTATAATAGTATTATAGCTAAAAGATCAAACGGTAAAATTTACCTAGATGATTATTACTGGAATTATTCAGTGACTACTGGCAAATATAGAAATCAATTTTTAGGTGAAGGCATAGCTGAGACTAGGAAGAAGATCGCAAGTGGTGAGTACACATTAACTGATTTAAATGACAAAAGCACTGA